AGTAAACCAGATACCAACAACAGGCCAGGCTGCCAAAAAGAAGTGGAGACTACGGCTATTGTTAAAAGAAGCGTACTGAAAAATAAGACGACCAAAGTAGCCATGAGCTGCAACGATGTTGTAAGTCTCTTCTTCCTGACCAAACTTGTAGCCATAGTTCTGACTCACTTCCTCAGTCGTTTCACGGATGAGTGAAGATGTGACAAGAGAGCCGTGCATGGCGCTGAACAAAGATCCCCCAAACACACCAGCGACGCCCAACATGTGGAACGGGTGCATGAGGATATTATGTTCTGCCTGAAAGACGAACATGTAGTTAAAGGTACCGGAAATGCCAAGAGGCATAGCATCGGAAAAAGATCCTTGACCAAAAGGGTATACCAAGAAGACAGCAGAAGCTGCGGCAACAGGTGCACTGTATGCCACAAAGATCCAGGGACGCATACCTAGTCGATAACTAAGTTCCCACTCTCGTCCCATGTAAGAGTAGATACCGATAAGGAAGTGGAAGACAACGAGCTGGAAAGGTCCGCCGTTGTACAGCCATTCATCAAGGGTGGCTGCTTCCCAAATCGGGTAGAAGTGCAAGCCAATAGCGTTGCTAGAGGGCACGACGGCGCCTGAGATAATATTGTTCCCATACAGAAGGGAGCCTGCAACTGGTTCTCTGATTCCATCGATGTCTACCGGGGGTGCAGCCACGAAGGCAGTTACAAAACAAATAGTAGCGGCTAGCAGAGTTGGGATCATAAGGATGCCAAACCAGCCAACATACAAACGGTTGTTAGTGGACGTTACCCACTGGCAGAACTCTTCCCAAGTAGAACGAGACTGCCGTTGTGAAAGAATAGCGGTCATTTAAAAGTGCGGTTACATTTACATTCTTATGTATTTGAGCACTTTGTTAGGGGCGACCAAGGCTCACATCCAGTGCCGCCCCGGTCTTATCAGAACTTATACTTAGCACCCACCTTGGTGCCGAAGCCGTTCTCATCTCCAGTAATGATCGAGACCTCCCCGTATACAGACAGAGCCTCGCTCAGGTCATAGGAACCACCTGCTTTACCAGACAGTTCAGTGGTAGCCTCAGCACCGTCAGGTTGGATGAGGGTAGTACCACCTTGGACATACCAGTTAGCACCTTCGTAACCAACGTGGACATCAGTAGCAGCACCGGTGTAATCGTCACCGTAGTAACCGGCATTCGATTCGATGTTTGCGTAGGGACCAGCAATAGCGGCACCGTGTGCCATGCCGAGGAGGAGACCGGAAGCAATAATAGATTTCATGATTAGTTAATTAAGCTTTTTTAGGTTTACGTTTTTTAGCAGTCTTAGCTGCTGCTTTAAATTGTGCGGCAGTAGGTGCTCCCTGGCTGCCAGCTTTGCGCATTTTCTCTCCACTACCAGCGGCGATCCGCTTGCGCTTGGCGTGGATGTTAGCATAAAGTCCAGGTTTAGCCATTATTTTTTAGCTCCTTTTTTAGGGGGACGACCTTTCTTTGAGCCGTAAGTTCCTTTACCTTGAGGCATCACCATACTCCGGGGATAATTTGACCAGTGATTGCATAAGCACCAAGAGCCGCCATGACGCCAAGCATAGCAAGACGACCGTTAAGCTTCTCAGCCTTTTCATTGTGGTTTACAGTGTACTTTTCGTCGAATGTCATAGGTGGTTCGATTGCGTAGAGGTTTAGACGACCCCGTTCTTCAGTAACAGTAGTCATCAGAATTGAACATCAGAGTTTTCAAGACGACGCATCACATCATTGCGGTACGCCGGGTCACGATCATAGCGTGGATCGCTCATCGCAGCAACCAGCTCAGCTTGACTCTTGAACGAGTCGTCTGTGTCTTGGGCACCACGACCTGTAAGCAGCTGACCATCAGAGCCTACAGAATCATTGTAACGTGACTGAAGGGCTTGAATAGCATAGTAGATAGCGTTAGGATTACCAGACGCCATCACACCATCATACATCTCGATCTCTTCTTTGGAGAAGTTATCGCCCGCCCACTCTAGCATAGACTTGTAGGCTTTGTCGCCGCCTACCATGTCCATCAGCATTTCAGCTTGTTCTTCGGAGAGGACTTCCGCTTCTCCGTCGTCTTCTGCTTCGTCTGCTTCTGGCTCAGCCTCTGCTGACTCGCCCTCGTCTTCGGAGGCTTGTACTTCATCACGAGGTTCTCCAAGTTTTTTCTGAAGTTCTACATAAGCTTGTTCAAGAGCTTGTGTGTCCTTGAACTTACCGGCAAGCAATGACTGCTCACCTTGTTCAAGGGACTCAGCAATCGCAAGAGACTCCTTTTCGTCTGAGTTAAGAATCTCAGGATTGGCAGGAGTCTCATTCATTGTAAATGTTTCAGCCATAAATTACTGCGGTGGAATAGGTGGTTGTTGTTGCATTTCCTGTTGAGCCATTTGCATCTCAGCTTGAGCTTGCTTCTGTTCAACGGCTGCCATTTGTGGAGCCTGTTGCATAGCCATCATCTCTTGCTGCTGCGCCATCTCTTGCTGTTGTTCAGCTTGCAGTTCATCCATACTCTTCACTAGGTTGAGTACGTCAATGCCTGAGGCAGCTGCCAGACGTTTGATAACTTCATCAGGGTTGATGAACTGACCGATAGCTTCTGGTCCCATAGTCTGTGCAATGATTTGCAGGAATTGACCAAGGCTTTCACGATCTTGACCGCGCCCCAAAGCATTGATACCAGCGACAATCGTAGGTCGGATGATACCACCTTTAGGTAGTCGGGGAATCTCGCCAGTCTTCTGTGCAACGTTGAGTTTACGATTGAGATAAGGGAT